GGATGATGCGTGGCTGTGTTGTCGACTCAGGGCACCCCAGCATCCTGACAGTGGAGTTCACACAGGATGAGGGAGATCTCCGTCAATGGCACTGGCCCGACCGAGGACACCCGCAATATAACCCGCAGCAATGGCAGAATCCAGCTTTTCCAAGGATCATTAGGGAATCTCTAGAGTCCATGGAAAGCCTAAAAATGAGATTCAAGCAAGAGCAAGTACGACTTATACACAGAGCACTCATTGCAGCAAGTTGGAATGTTTCGCGCACTAGTAAACTATTGCAAACATCTGTAGCGAATTTGCATGCGATACTGAAGCGAGCAAAAAAGGGAACGTACCTGCATCAACTGTGGCAATGCTGCCGAGATCATGGTCCAAGACAGGGACGACGTTGAAGCCATTGGCGTAAGTACTTGATTTTACGTACCGCCCAAAACCACCAAAAATCCCCTAAGCTATCGAAACTATTGGCTTTGACAGCTGTGTCCAACGAGAGTCCAACTTTTGTCCACTTAGAAATCTCGTAACCTATTGATCTCCCTTATAATGTCTCTATGTCCTTATATATTATATATATATATATATACAGAGAAGAGGGGTATAGAAATAATAGAAAGGAATTGCTAAGTGAAACCCCTATAGGGGGATAAGTGAAACTTTTCCTGTGGACAGCGGGACAATCAGACTTTTCAGAATGATTACACAGAGTTAGGTTATTTTTTGGCGTGGACACGGTGGACACGGTGGACACAGCCAATCAAAGTTAGTAATTTTAAACAGTTAGATGATCGAAGGGATCCCACAGTCTCTATCACTTAGCAAACAGGCATACACGGTATCAGCCAGACCTGCGTATTGTTTTCTGTTAGTCCACAACAGCGATAGATCACTATCAGGAGGTAATTTTCTCAGGATAGACTGCAAATGAGAGTATGCTATGCCTAGTAGTTTGGAGGCTTTCCCTACATCTCCGTAAGTAAGCGCCAGCGCCTCAAGAAGTAAACCATACACTTCGTCTTTTTGACGAGCACGTAGTTCCATTCCTTCGACAACCAGGGCCTGTGTTTCAAGCTTATGGCGGTCACGTAAAGGACGATACGGTGTTTCTGCGATGCACAAATAGCCTTCCCAGCCCCATTGGTTAGGTGTGTATTTAGGATGTCCTGGAGCGGCCCAGTCCCAAGTGACGATATATGGTTCTTCTGTGTGAAAGAGAGGGTCATACGAGTGAAAATCTGTGCGAATGAGGGTTTCGTCGAAGCTTTCTGCCACTACGCCTTGTTTCCATACGTTCGTGTGGTCTCCTCTTCTTTCGTTGAACTTCCACAAGGGTTGTCCGGCGCTGTTCATTTCAAAAACGACTACTGTCCCTATTTTGAAGAAAGGCATCAAAGAACTCCTTTGTGTGTAGACTACTAAAAAAGAAATCAGTATATAAAAATAGAATTTTTGTCAAGCACTATTTGCTGAAATCCGTGGACCGCGGCGGGAAATCAAGTAGTTGACGGCTGTTGTATCTTTGGCTACACTGGAGCTATCCTCTAGCTGATTGGAGATAGCATGGGAGCACCGGGCAGTGGACGCCGATTAAAGGACGGCCCTATGGTGCCTGAGAAGGGCACAGAGCTGTGGGACAAACAACCTGTGGATACAGAGCTCTCTTTTGGCGCATTCGTCTTGTATCGTGATTATGGGTCCGCGAGAACACTAGCGATAGCAACAAGCTTGTTGGGAAAAGGGCCTGAGTACCGGCCTGTTGTGGAGAGGTGGAGTCGCGAGCACCGATGGCGACAGCGTTGCGCCGCATGGGACGCACACCAAGACAAAGTCAAAACGGAAGCGATATTGCAGGCGAAGCGCGACGCGGCAAGGGACATGGTGCAGCGTCATTTGCTTTTGTCTGAGCACATGCAGAGTCTAGCGTCTGTGGAACTCATGCGACTAATCAACTTACTCCAAGCGGGCGAGGAGAAACCAGACTTGCAACGAAAGCCTCGTTTGAAGCCCAAGCAAATAATGGACCTGTTGGAGTACGCAATTAAACTCGAGAGATTGAACCGCGACGAGCCGGAAAGCATCACAGAGACTCGAGACAAGAAAATACCTATGGAAGAACTCGAGGAACGCATCAAGCATTTGCTTGGTGCAAGGGACGAATGGTAGCCGATTATGAGCTATATGACTTGCTGGATCAGCGTGTTTGTGAACAGGCACGCGAGGATTTGATTTCATTTGCTGTCTACACGCGCCCGCACTACAGGCCCAATTGGCATCATCGGTTGATTGGTTCTTACTTAGATAGGTTTGCACGCGGTGAAATCAAAAGACTGATGGTCTTTATCTCACCACAGACAGGAAAAAGTGAATTAGTCTCACGGTGTTTGCCTGCATACCTTTTAGGTCGAAATCCCAATACATCTCTTATTGCTACATCGTATGGTTCATCGCTTGCGTCGAAAATGAATCGCGATGTGCAGCGCATTATTGACAGTGACGAGTACAAGCGCGTGTTTCCTGATGCTCGACTAGGCACGGCGAATATCCGAACGCTTGCGCAAGGCACATGGTTGCGTAACGCGACTGAATTCGAGATAGTAGGCAAGCGGGGTTCTTATCGTAGTACAGGTGTTGGGGGCGCTATTACGGGCATGGGTCTTGATTATGGAATTATTGATGACCCGATCAAGAACCAAGAAGAGGCTTACTCCGCTGTGTACCGCGAGAAAGTCTGGGATTGGTACACTTCGACGTTTTACACTCGTCTACGCGGTAAGAATTCCAATATACTCATTACACTTACGCGATGGCACGAAGACGATCTCGCAGGCAAGTTACTCAAGCGCGCTAAGGAGGATCCTTCCGCAGACCAGTGGACGGTTCTTTCTCTTCCTGCGATCTGCGAAGCGAAAAAACACCCCGGGGATCCTCGTGAAGAGGGGGAGGCCCTTTGGCCTGAGCGCTACCCTGTTGAGTTTCTTGAGAAGCATCAATCGAACAACCCCTATGTCTGGAATGCTTTGTATCAGCAGAGACCGGCGCCACTCGAGGGCGGAATCATCAAGCGTGACTGGATCAACTACTATCGCGCGGTGCCGCCTGGTGTACGCGACTGGCTCATGAGTGTTGATGCGACGTTCAAGTCTACACGCGCAGGTAGCTATGTGTGCATACAGATTTGGTGTCGACTGGGCTCACGCTTCTACCTGGTAGACCAGGTACGCGAGCGGCTCGACTTCCCGGACACCGTGCGGGCAATCAAAGAGATGGATCAGCTCTACCCGAATTGCCGACCTATCCTGATTGAAGACAAGGCGAACGGTCCTGCAATCATTTCAACACTGAAAGATGAGATCCCTGGTATCGTGGCGGTCAATGTCCAAGGTTCGAAGGAAGCCCGCTTGCATTCTGTCGCGCCTTTCTTCGAGGCGGGCAACGTATACGTGCCTGACTCTCCTTGGGGTCGGTTGTTCGTCGAGGAACTGGTGTCTTTTCCGAACGCGGCTTACGATGACCAAGTTGACACAGCGTCGCAAGCCCTGGCAAGGTATGCTAGCAAGAAGACACAGATATCAAAGATCAACATGAATCTCGATATGGGTCTAAGGGGAGAAGAGTCCCTTGGTTTTTGAGGATAGGAGATAGCTATGCCATCCACGATAGACACTTCGTTTCAGCCACGCATCTCTCTCGGGACCACAGGACTCAAGCAATCGGGCGGGTTCATTCACGAGGAATTTCTCACGCGCCTGCGTGGTAAGAATGCAATTCGCACGTACAACGAAATGGTTCACAACTCGCCTGTGTTGGCTGCGGCTATCGGGATTATAGAGTTACTTGTGCGTCAAGTAGAGTGGCATATGGAGCCTGCTGACGAGTCTGATGAAGCGAAAGCCCAAGCCGAAGACACAGAAGCCGCGCTTGAAGACATGGAACACACCTTCGCGGATTTTCTGTCTGAGGTGCTGTCCATGCTGTGGGCAGGTTATTCGATCTTTGAAGTCGTGTACAAGATCCGACGTGGTCCAGATTCTTCAGACCTGCAAACGCGATCGAAGCTGTCGGACGGCAAGTGGGCTTGGCGCAAACTCGAGATCCGTTCACAGGACACCGTGGATAGGTGGGTGTTTGAGCCGGAGACGGGCGAGCTCGCCGGTTTTATCCAAGTCGACTCATACGGCACCGGTACGTACCGCGGGCCTGTGTTCGTTCCAATGAGCAAGTCTCTGTTGTTCCGCACGAAGTCATTCAAGGGCAATCCAGAAGGTCGGTCTCTGTTGCGTCCGGCTGTGATCCCGTACTGGTACATCAAACGTATTCAGGAATTCGAGGCCATCGGTATCGAGCGCAATCTAGCAGGCATGCCCGTCATGGAAGTGCCTTTGCGGATTTTATTGACTGACGCACCACCAGCAGACCAGGCTTTGCGTAGAGAATTGGAGAAGTTCGTTACTCAGATCAAAGTAGACGAGCGTTGGGGAGGGCTAGTGCCTTCGACTGTCGACGAGGATGGAAAGCCCACAGGGTTCAAGTTGTCCTTGATGAATTCGTCTGGCCGCAAGTTGCTTGATTCAGATGTCATTGTCAAACGCCATCGTGCTGAGATGCTGATGATCTTCTTGGAGCAGTTTCTTGTGATGGGCACAGGTGAGGCCGGTGGTTCACGTGCAGTGTCAAATGACATGACTCGTCTATTCGGCAAGGCCTTGACGTCTATCATGGACTCTATCGCGGCGATTTTGAATCTCAACTTGATACCGCAGCGACAAAGGCTCAATGGTGTGCCACAAGAATTCGATCCATACATTACGCATAGCGACGTTGAAGGTCCGAAGCTCGCTGAAATGGGTGCGTACCTACAGGCTCTTGCGGCGTCTGGTATACTCACGCCGAACCCGGCTCTTGAGCGTCGTGCTCTTGAGATCGGCGATCTACCACAGCCACCGTTGGACCAGGAGACCGCCCACGTTCCCGCGTTGAGTGAGGATCGTATTGATCAGGTAGGGCGTTCGACCATGTCATCCGAGCATGTGAAGGTTGTGCTGATGCTCAACGCGGATGTGAAGAAAGGGAAGCTGGATCGCAATGTCGCGTTGAACCTGTTGATGAACACACTGGGCATGGACGAAGAAAGAGCATCTCTGTTGCTGCCACCTGAGGAGCCGGAAGAGCCGGAGACACCGGAAACGCCTGATGGGCCTGAAGGTCCGAAACCTCCTGGTGTTCCTGCGTCTGGGGTTGATCCTGTAGAAGAGGGCGCTAGTCTAGAAGGCGACGAGGAAGTGGAAGAGGAAGGAGAGGAAGGAACTCCAGAAGGCGACGAGGAAGTGGAAGAGGAAGAAGAGGAAGAAGAGGAAGAGAAGCAGAGATAGTCATGCTGGTAACCGTGCGCACAACGAAGAAAGAGCCTTTGCCTTGCTGCAAGGCGACGAAGCCTCGAACGCAAGAGCAGAGGACTCAGTGGAAACAGTCGGAGCGGATGGAGCCTTTGTTTCGACGCGCTTATTACGCGCTCGTACATAACCTGATTACTGGCGACATGGAAAAGCAAGTCAGTGCAGCGGTGCGTATGCCTAATGCAACACCGGAGACGATGCTCTCCACCATGCCTTTCTTCAATCCGGACGATCCGGACACCTTCGTGATCTGGAATCGGTTTGCTGAGAAGCTTCAGACAGCCTACAAAGAGATCATCGCGTTGACGGCGCGCACAGAAATCCGTCGACGTGGATGGGGCAAGCAACTGAAACTCGATACCATCGTACAGAAGGCTAAAACGAAGGTACCGCCTATCATTCCGTCTATACCCGTGAACCCTGCTGCGGCTGAATTCATACGTACACGCTCTTTACGTCTTGCGCGCGAGCTTTCGTCACAGACGCGCCAGGTAGTTTCGGATATTCTTGCGGATGCTTTCGAAGAAGCGATCCACCCTGATGGGATTGTGCGCCAGATCAAAGCTTCTGTTGGGCTCACGCGTCACATGCAAGACATGGTCAAGCGGCGAGTCGCGGCTATGCAGCAAGGCGGGTTCAAACAGGCAGCTATCGACAAAGAACGCGAAAAGTACACAGACCAACTGCGCACGCGGAGAGCAAAGACAATAGCTCGCACAGAGACACTTGACGCGCAGACAGTTGGATTGAAAGACACGTGGCGAAAGGCACAGGACGAAGGTCTTGTGCCACCTAATGCAAAGAAAGTGTGGGATTCTGTCAATGACGAACGTGTGAGCGACATTTGTCTAGAGCTTGACGGTCAAGAGGTAGGGATAAATGAACAGTTTCAGAGTGACATTGTCGGGCCTCTTGATAGACCACCTGCACACCCTAACTGCCGATCAACCATGCGTCTGATATTCCCGAGGAGTTGAAAATGCCTTTGGTCAAAGAATGTAGTATTGAATCATATCGTGAGAATATTCGAACTGAAGTCAAGGCAGGGCGCACACCAGAGCAGGCAGTAGCTATAGCTTTGAGCACAGTCCGTATTGCGTGTGACAAAGCAGGTGAGCCTTTGCCTCAAGGTATTCCGACTGTGCAGAAAGGCAAATCGGTAAGTCGTGAGTATCTCGAAGCAGCGCTCGAACAAGCAAAGAAACTTCTGCCGGGTTGGATGTACGCGGTGTTGCATCGTGCGGCTCTCCCTTCTTCGGGTGGACGTGCGGCTGTGAACCGTCGGCTATCATTGCAGGAGAAAGCCTGGTTACACGGAGTCGACAACTTGAGCGACGGGGATTTGAAGACTCTGAGCAGCGAGGTATCTAACCTGCGTGCTGACGTTGTGTTCAAAGGAAAAGACACAGTGGCTGTGGACGCTCGATTGCGATCGATTGCTCGCTGTATGGATCAGCGTGGACTTGAGTTGTCTGAAAATTGTGCGTCTCTGAAGAAGGGCTTCTTGTGGGGCAGGCCTGAAGCAGGGATGCATTTGCACGGTCTCGACCGACGTAATGCAAAGACGTTCTTGGACGGTCGGCATGTACACTCGTTCTATCTGCCTGGTACGGGTGAGCACGTGGTCACTGTCGAGGATGGTCTACACGCACACTCGATTTTGAAGGATGGTCAGAACACAGACGATGCAGAAGCTATGAGCGGTCGGCATTCGCACAAGGTGTGTTTGCCTGATGGCACAGAGCTCGAAACGAAGCTAGGCGGCGAGCATGGGCACGCGCTGATGGTAGAGACGAGCGGGTTCGATGGTCGGCATGGGCACGTACTCGAGTTACCCGACGGGACCACAATCAAGTCGCTTACTGTGAAGCAGTTTCTGGATCGCATGCAGCTTGACGGGATGGGTCCTTTTGGTGCGGCAC